GCGGAGGCATACTCCATCTCACGGTCGAGACGGGTCTTGTGCTCTCGAAGTGCGTTATCAGCTTCATCACGGAGGTGCTGGCGTTCTTGCTGGAGAGCCGCGATTGAGGCTTTGTGCTCGTTGCGCTCTTTGGTGTGGACGGTACGGAGGGAGTTGAGGGCCTCTCGGGCTTCGTTCCTCTCCTTCTGTACAGCAGCAAGAGCGTCCTTTTGGATCGAAAGCTCCTTCTGCGCTTGGGCGACGAGGCGCTCTGACTCCGTGGCCGATTCGATAAGAAGGGTAAGGTTGGTCAAGGATTCCAGAAAGGGGCCAACCTGCTGGAGCGCGGCTTTCAGTAATTTAAGGTCTAGGGCCATTGTTTTCCTCTGGGGTAGCCTTTTTCAGCTCCTCAACTTGTTTTTGTAATTCTCGGACTTGCGATTCAGCTTTCTCGACACGGAGAAGGAGCTGCACCGCAATATTTTTTACATAACGCTGGAGGTCCTCTTCCAGACGAACCTGGGCTTGACAGACGGCATGAGGCTCTGGGACCTGGGCTTCTGAGAAACGCCCTGAGCCGAGTAGAGTGGCAAGAAACACGAAAAAGGCGAGGCCAAAAGTGAGAGGCATTACACCCTCCCGAGGCAGATATATGAAAGAACATCCCCAGCTACGAAGGTCCCAGAAAGTACAACAGTCGTGGTGGTACTCACGGCTCTTGCAAGGTTCGCGGTGGTTTCATTCGTCACTGTGCATGCTGGTGCGTTGGTCCAAGTGGTTGCGAAGGTCACGGTGCAGGAGGTAGGAGAACCAGTGCCGGTCGTGACTTTACCCGCCACATCGGTGCCGACAATGGTTGGGCCTGAGCCACAACTTCCGGCAACAGCAGGGGCGGTGCCTCGGCTCTCCAGATGTTTCTGGATTTGAAGCCCCCCTGTTGCCGTGATATTGGACAGGAGGGTATCACTATAATCACGCCACTCTTGGAGATTGGTTGTACTTTGTCCTTCTCCAGCTTGGATGACAGCTTTGGTGGCTCCCGTGGTAGCTGTGTTGCTGTAGACCCGCAAGGTTTCTGACGCATTGCTGTTATAATTGGCGGGGCCTATCATGACATTGGAGGCCAGCCGAATACCACCTGAAGAAAAATAGCCATTATTATTCCCAGACACTTGAATCGAAGCGGTCCCAGTACCTTTGGTGCGTAAGGTCATGCCAATGTCCGCATCATCACCAGCCATTCGTATTTCTGGTGGATCACCACCAGCGACTCCTCCCGAAAAATCATAATAATTGACCGCGCTGGCAGAGCCTCCTATGCTGAGAGTGAGAGCACCATTAGGTCCGTAGATACCATTGGTGAGAAAGTGGGCATTGCCTGGCACTACGATAGTATGTAGGGAGTTCGATCCAAGGATAATATTGCCACCGTCTGGTGCGATGCCGATGTCAGTGGAGTTATTCTTACGGATAAGCGACGTGCCACCCTGCGTCAGAATGTCGCTGCCCTCGTTGCCTTTGCTAAACGCACAGGTATCACATAAGTTCATACCAGTTTCGTTGAGTGAGGCCCAAAAGGTTCCGAAGTTTTCACCGCTCCAGGACATTCCAAGTCCATCGGTGAGACCCCACATCCATGGGGTTGTTTGGGCACCATTACTTTTCAGTGTTTGCAGGAAAAAGAGGCGACGACCGACACCATTGGCACCGCTCGACACAACATAATGTTCCATCGTGGGGCCAAATACCGGGTCTGTCCAATGTGTTTCAATGTGGTAGGAAAAGGCGGACTCATCATTATTAATTTTGGCGCCAGAGGCGTTCCGGTTATACCCCCACTGGAAAGTGTCATCAGTACGGGTTGGGTCCTCTGGATTCGTGTTGGGTGTATAACTGAATATAAAGGGGGAGTTTTCGCTATCAGGGGCACCAAAGCGGAGTTGGAGACCACTGACCCACGCGAGATTCAGTATCGTGCCATCCCAGGTCAGCGGGGCGACACCACCGAAGGACCCACCATCATTAAACTGCACCTCGGCGGCAGAGCCTCCTGGGGTACCACCTCCGCCACCTCCTCCACCCTGAGAGACCCACGTATTCGCACTTTCACAGAGATAGAGCCGCTGGCCTGAGCTTGCGTCTGTGTCCATATAGATGTCACCGACACGACAGGTCGCTGGGCGGGTTGTGCTGTGAGGAAGACTCATAAGAGTCGAGGAAGTCACGTCACCTGTCTGGACCTGCGCCTGGAGGGGGACTGCCGCCCAAAGGCCAACAAGAAGCACCAACGCGGATAGCAAGGTCCTGAACACTAGTTCACTCCGTAGAAATAGACGGTGACGGTTCCATCGGTATAGGCAGAGACGTAGGCTTTGACCCAGTTACAGGGAACCTCAATAAGCCCACCACCAGTAACCGTGTGCGTGTGAAGCGAAAAGCCATGAGTATTATTCGCGGGGCGGGTGGGCTCATTCGAGCCTCTGATAAGGACAGTCGCCGTGCCTGTGAGGATGGCATGGATGGAAGAGGTCCGAAGACCGGAGACATCAATCCATTCACCATCCCCTGTGGCGGCAACAGCGTTGAGGAGCGTTGCACGGCAGACGACCCCCTTAAAGACTTGGGAGTAGTTCACAGCGATTGCCATACGCGGCTCCTAGTCTCTTGGCTCAAAGATACGGGGTTTATCTTGGGCATACTGCTCGGCTTCCCAGGTATCCCGCTTTGTCTTCAGTTTCGCCATACGGCGGTGACGGCCTATGTGGACACCCTTTTGGTTGGGGAGAAGTTCCTGACCACACTCGTCGCAGGTCCAGAGTTTCGGCCCTGAGGCCCCAGGATCGTCTAGGACAGGACTTTTTTCCTGGGGAGACTCAGAGGTCGTGTCAGCAATTTGAGGGGCCTCTACGACCTTCCTGGGGGCTTCTGGGATACTTCCTGCGTCTGCAAGGAGAAGCTCACGGATGTCTGCGGGGAGTTCCTTAAAGGTCTTGACAAAACCCTCATCGAGCTGCTCAACGAGGCGCACCTTGTCGGAGGGGAGTTCGAGCCCTGCGGTGCGGCGGGCTTGCGGAGTGAGAGCTGCGTAGCTCTCCCAGAACCAGGCGGGGGCCTCGTCTGGAGATACAGGATCACCTCCTCCCAGATAGATTTCACCCCCTTGGACGTAGGCCCTGTCTGGGCCGTTGAGGAGGTGCACGTAATCACGTTTGTGGATCACCTTTGGGAGCTGTGTTTCTCGGTCGAGCACGATCTCGTGGGGGCGAAAATCAAGAGGCATGGAAATCCTTAGCGTCCGTAGACGATGGCGTAGAGGACCTGGGCGGCTGGAGCTGCGGCTGCGGCAAGCTCTAGGAGGGAGCCGAGATACTTCACGCCTGCACCTGTGCTGTTGGTAAGAGAGACGGCAACCGCAGTGGCCAGAGGCTCAGCGGTTGTGTCGAGAGCGAAGTCATCCATGGTGGCAGAACCAGCGGCAGAGACGGTAATGCCGGAGATATAGCCACGGAGCTTGTGGTTTTCCCTGTCGTACTTCCAGACAATACCGGAGCCGTCATTGGCGTCCGCGAGGACAATATCTTCGATAGAGACGCGGAGGCCCCAGGAGAGGGGGGAAGTCGGGAGGGGGACACCACCTGCGGCAAGAGGGTAGGTCAAGGTGCCATTTCCAAAAGCGATCTTGACAGTATTCGTGCGGGCACGGGCGGTCCTTCGGACCTTCTGGACGGTGAGCGTGACATCTGTGGAGGCGAGGTCGGCCATATGTGTCCTTGCAGCAAGGGGGCCGAAGCCCCCCGCTCGAAAAGGCTAGGTAGTTGCTACCATCGTCATTGTACTGGCAAGCTGGACGATGTTGTCGGGGTCTTCCCAGACAGCCTCGACCCAGAAGCTAATCTTGGCTTCATCCACAGACGCAGAGGCATCCGTGACTTCGACCACGACTTCTTGGCCTGGGTAGACCGTGAAGGGGGTCGTGAGTTTGTGATAGATGACCTTGGAGACGGAGCCAGCCGTGATGGTATGGCTAGTAGCCAAATTAATGGTAAACACCGTGCCATCAGTACGGTTGGTGTCCGAATCGCGGGTGAGGCGAAGATCACCCTTAATGACCCCTGCATCACCGGGGGTCGCGTCGATAGCGACGGCAACCATGTGGATGAGGTGGGGGACACAGAGGGGGGACCAGAAGGCTTTGTCCCCCGTAGACGTGAGGTCGAGTACGGCAGTCCCGTTCGTCATGGGGACTTCGTAACGTGCGTTTGTATACATGGGACGCTTTCCTTAGGTAGAGGTGACATGGACAATGCGGTTTTCCCCTGCGGAAGCCGTGTCCCACACAATACTAAACTCGTAAATGCCGTACCAGGCCACAGCTTGGCGGCGGTCAAAGTCATCGGGGACTGCCATGCGGAGGGTGGGGCTGAGGGCTTCCACGAGGACCACGGCATCGTCACCGAAGATGACGCCTTCGCCGAGGACGGAGCCCGTACCCACGATATTGAGACCACCTGCGGTGACTGCGGTGCCACCGTGGTTCGACTCAACAAAACGGATGCCTTCCATTTTGCCAACTTCGGAGTTGAACTTCGCCTGGGGATTCACATACTGATTCCAGAACTCCCAATCGGGGTCATCTTTGATCCCACGAAGTCCTTTGGTACGGAAGATACCCACGTAGTTGCTGCCATCCACCGTGGGGGCTTTGAAGGTGTCGTACAGGATGTCTCGGATGGCACCTGCATGGTACACATTCATGTTTGCCAGAGCGGCGGTGGGGGCAGTCCCGTTGGTTGCGGTCGAGGCACTCGAAGCACCCGTTGGGACGTACTTGTAGAGGGTCTGCTTGAAGGCTCGACAGGCCCGGATGTCTAAAGCGAGGCGCATGTCCTCTTTGAGCTTCATCTGGACCGTGTTCTTCAGGTTGAACTGGCTGAGGTCCCTTGCGAAGCTGGTGAAAGGCACTGCGGCACCGAACTCACTGACGGTGACGACCTTGCCAGTGACCGTGTGCGCCTTCTCGGGGATACGCTCGGTCTCTGAGAGGGAGTAGTCGATGCTCTCGGTCATGTTGGAGATACGGGGGTAGGTAACAGATTCGCCTGCACCTTTGCCGAAGCCGCTCTCAGTGGAGACATGCTCCACAAAGACACACTCGGCAATGGCTGCCATATAGAGCTTCTTACTAAGGTAGGAGGTCTTCAGGGCACCCGTATTGGGTACGCCGGAAGCCCATGTAAAAGTAGGCATTGCTATTTCTTCTCTGGAAAGTTGAATTGGGCGTGACGCCGCTTCTCCGCCTGCATCGCTTTGATGGAGGCTTGGAGAGAGCCTGTCTCCTCTTTGGGAGGGGCTTTTTGCTGGCGTGGTTGACTTGTACGGGCAGGAGGTGAGTCCACTGGGCGGTCAGAGGTGGTAGTCCGTCGCGTCACTCGGGGTGTATCTCCGTTTAGAAGGGAACGGGTCGCCTCGGCGAGATAGGCACGGCCTTCCTCTGCGCTCATGTAGCGCATCTCATTGAGCCTTTCATTCAGCACAGCACGCACGATAGTATCCTTTCCTGCAAGATCAGGATTCTCGGAACGGAAGTCAGACCAGAAGACACGCTGGGCTTCTCTCCGGTCAAGCTCTTCCTGGAACTCCTGGCGGAGCTGGTATTCCCTCTTTGCCCATGCCTGGGAGGGAGAGGCGTACCATTCCGTATCAGGGTCTTGAGGGTCGGATGGTGCTTGCTGCTGGCGGGGAGGGGCCTGTTGGAGGGCTTCACGTCTGATACGTTCAGCCTGCTCAGTGAGCTGGCGGACGTAGGACGCATTGCGCTCGTCCCAGACCTGGGCGAGGTGCTCAGGCATCTCGTACTCATCGCCATTGAACTTGCGTGTGACCATACGAACTTCGGGTTGGGGCTCTTCACCTGGTTCAACCGGGAGTTCTTGGCCTTCGTCCTCAGTGGGGAAATCTTCCTGATCCACTTAGTTTTCCTTTGGGTTGCGGAGGCGTTCTTTGACATCGGCGAGTGCGAGGCGAAGACCAGCGATAGTGGCGATCCCAGCCTGGGCGGCCTCTGGCGTCAAAGTACCGTTGTTATGAAAATGAATCATACTTTTGAGGGTCTTCTCGACACGCTCTTCAATCACATTGGAGAAGAGAGCGAGAGGACCAGAGGTGGGGAGCACTTCAATCATACGGTCTCAGCCCAGAGGGAAGCCACAAACCAGAGCCGAGGGCCTCCTTCTCTTCGGCTTCCCGGAGCTCGTCGCGCAACATATGGATGATGCCGAGGGATTTGTCCATGGCTCGCTTCAGAAACTGGAGCATAGGCACGACATCGGTTATGGTATCGTGGTTCGCGGTATACCACTCGGTATGATCGTTGAGGGCTTTGTCGAGAGCGTTCACGTCCTTACGTACTCCCTTGAGGTCGATGAGGCGATTCCTCAGACCGTGCAGAAGAAAAAGAAGACCATCAGAAGCAAGACGGAGAAAATGAAGGCAACTTGTGGGGGTGACAATCCGGCTCTGCTGGGTCCGGTACCATAGCACGTAATCCTCTAAACACTCATCGAGATTTGAGTACCTGTCCTTGAGTTCCATTTAGAGACCTTGAGGGGGTTGATTCATTTGAGAGATTTCACCCTGGACTTGCTGGGTCGGACTTCCAGGTTCGGTGGTCACACCGGGAATCTGGGACTGCTGCATGCCCTGGGCTCCGCTTGCGGAGGATTGGAAGAGCGGAAACTCGGCAAGACGTTCTTGAAGGGTGGTCAGTTCGTCTGGCGTCATCTTGAAGTCGTCAGGATTAATATTCAAACACTTGAAGAGATAGTTCAGAAGCTTCTGGGGACTGGCGTTGTTCATAAAGGTCTGCATGAGGACAGGGGATTGCCCCAGAGCGGCGATAACGCTCATGATCTTCTGGAAGTCTCGCGTGCGGGCAACCATGGAAGAGAGACCAGTCACCCTGAAAGTGGCACCTTGCGCATACATCACGTAGCGTCTAGCGGGAGACATCTGCTGAAGGGCTTCCGCAGCCTGATCCCCAATACATCCTCGGATATCCTCCTCATTCCAATCGTCGCAGTTCTGAAGCATCGTGAGCCAGGCAAGATGGAGGACCTTCTGAATGAAGGAAACCTCAAGTGTCGAGATGATCGAATCAAAGAAAAGGCTTGTGGACTGGTCGGCGCTCGCCACGGCGGTTGCCGAGACATCTTTCCGGGGGGTCTGGCCCTTGGCGGTGTCCGTCATCATGGAGGCGGCAGAGAACTCACGGTCGAGGAGCTGGTAGGTAGCGAGGGCGTCCTGGGGAACTCCTCCTGTGGTGAGCTGCTGCATGAAGGCTTCGCCATCTGGGAACTCCTCCTTCACAAAACCTACCGCGCCCTGGGGGACGCCGTTATCAAAATCTTCAGGGTTCTCAAGGGCGCTCTTCTTCACTTGGCGCACACCCCAGACCGCGCCAATCCCAGAATCGACAATCAAATTAAAGAGCTCATTCATCGCAAAGTTCAGACGGACGGCATGGTCGAAAAGGGCTTTGTGGAAGACGGAGAAGGGGACACGGAGAAGAGGAGCCACCACGTAGGGGCTCATCTGGTGCCAATACGGATTTGCGGCTGGACGCTTAATCAGGTACTTGCGATTGGCAATCGCGGCATGGACATTGCGGTGGGCTACCGAGCCATCGGAGTCCAGAAGGGTGCCCCAGAACTCAAGGACTTCCACCCTCTTGCGGAAATGCGGGGTGTTGCCCTCCGGTTCATCTGTTTGGCGCTCTTTCTCACGCTCCACTTCGCTGTCTTCGTAGTGTGTGGCATCCTCCGCGAGTAGACGGACTTCTTCCGGGTCATACTCTGGGTAGTCCCCCTCAGAACGCTCGATGACCTCATGAAGGTCAAGATAGGTGCGCTGTATCTCGAAGAGACCCGCGCCTTCTGGGTCTGGGAAGTGGTCTTCGTCACGGATAAGCTCGACACAGAGACGCCAGATGCGGCCTTCTTCAAATTCGAGGGTTTCTTTGGAGGTAGAGCCGAGGAAGCTCTGACCAGTGAGAGGGTCCTGCTGGACTTGGGGCTCTTCCACGGTTTTGACGACTGGGCGGCGGGTGGTCACGAAGCGGCCACAGACCTTGGCGATCATACGAGGGGCGAGTGCCCCGGCTTTGACCCCATCACCAATTAACGTGGGAAAATCGAGGCATCCTGGGGCGATTTGAAGGGGGTCCTCAAGACGGTGACGCATGAGTTTGACCACATCCCCGTCTTTGAGGGGTCCACCAACAATAGCGGGACTTGGAGTGAGGTCAACAGAGAAATAATCACCGAAGGAGATGAGACCCTTCCGTATAAAGGCGGAGAATTGCTCGACTGCCATGGCTGTTTTGGGGAGGAACTCGGACGACTGGCCGGGAATCTTATTGGAGGTGTCCTGGCGGCAGTGGGCTGCGTCGTAGTTCACCTCATTCATGTCGTCACGGTGTCTCCGGGCTTCCTCGGAGTCGTCAAACATGGCGAGGATTGCCTGGACAACCGACAGATTGTCGTAGGCCGCGACAGGTTCATCCCCTGTGAGGTACGAATCGGCAGGAGCTTGGGCTCCATCGTCCTCTTCTAGCTCAATCTCGGGAAAGTCAGCGGTTAGCTCGGGCATATTTCTCTTCGAGAGCCTGGAGAGGGCTCCGATAGGAGGGAAGTTTGGTTCGAGAGGCGTTCTGCCGGATTTCGAGGTGCATCACACAGGTTGGACAGACATCAAAACCCCGGAAAGAGGCTGGGAGTGTCTTCCAACACCGATGACAATAGGGAAGATCAGCGTTCTGAGAGGGCGTTTCGACTTCCAAAGTTGTATCCTGGGAGTTTCATGGTCGGATGACCGTGGGACCCCCCTGTGTCGCGCATACGGTCGCTGGAACGGAGGGCTGAGGCCATGACGGGCTGCTCGCGGGCGATCCAGTAGCCGAGGGCGTCGGAGGTATGCGTGCGTCTACAGTAGGAATCGTCGGGGTTATACGTCTTTTTAATGCCACCTTTGGGGTCTCTCAGGACGCCTTCGAGGTCCGCGATGAGCTCCACGCAGGAGGGGTCGATCTGGACGCCTATTTCGCCGTATTCGTCTCTAAGCGCTCGATTAACGGCGTTAACTCGATCTGGTACTCTTGGATTTGTTTCGCCAACTCGTAGTTTGATGGGAACACCATAACCACGTAACTCTGCGAGAAGAAGGTGGTAATCAGACTTTGCAGTCTGTCCGTCCCGCCACTTACCCGTGGAATCGCCAAACACCCATAATTCGGAACCATGGGTGGGGTAGGTATTCCGAAAAAGTTGGCCCATCTCCGAAACCGAACCCTCCTCCAGGATAAGCTCTTTGACCACACGGAA